ATCCGACATTGAGGTTGACGCGGTCGTGGTACGAGATGCAGCCGCTGTGGGATCGCATGAGCTACCTCGGTACCGATCCTGCCTATCAGCGCATGTTCAACGCGCGCACCGGACTGCATTCGGCGGGCGCGTCACCGGTATCGGAGACCAATCGAGGAACGCTGGCCAACATGATGGCCGAGCAGGGGCGGCTCGGAGACTACGTCAATTTCGGCGGTGTCAGCGAGAAGGGTTCGACCAAGAAGGGCGTCTACATCCCGAGTCGTTACGAGATGGAGAACTTCCCTCCCGACATGCTTGATGCGCCGAGCCACGCCTACCATACGACCGCGCATGTCCCCGGCCTGATCAACCTCGAAGCCAGCGGCAAGCTGTGGAGTGACCGGCACAAGGTGCCGACGTACGTTCAGGCGACCGATCCGATCTGGTCCGACCCGCGCAGTCCAATTGCCGATTCGCACATTTCTCGCGGCGTTGGCTACGGCGATGTGAGAACGGCCAAGTCTCAGGACAGTCTGTTCAAGGAACTGACCAACCCAGAGTACGACGACTTCCTGCCGTGGTGGCAGCAGGCCAGCAGAAAAGTCGACATGTACCCGCGCGATCTTCAGGCGATGATCTGGAACGTGCTGGGGCCGCAAACCGGCGTGCGCACCATCGGCTCGCCCAAGCTGGAACTGCTGTCTGGTCAGATCATGAAGGCAGCGCAACGACTCGGCGTGTCACCCGAGACGGCGCGCGATCTGATCATCACCGGCAAGGCGGGCGCGTACGACGAGGGCGGCATGGTCCCCGAGTTCGGCGGTCCCGAGGGCTTCGTCAAGAAGGGCGTCCTGAGCACTCTCAACAGGCTGGCCGAGGGCAAGCCCAAGACGGTCAAGCTGCCCGGCGTGGGCGAGATGCCGAGCTATCCGATCAAGGAGATTGAGGACATCGCGGGCGGTTTCGCGCGCAAGCAGGGCAGAGACTATCCTGTGGAGTCGTTCCCGGCCTTCGACGAGGACCGTGCCCGCAAGGTCGCCGAGGCCTACGAGTCGATGCAGCACAATCCGTTTGATCCCGCCACCAAGCGCTCCTACGAGGCGCTGATCGACGAGACGATGGATCAGTACAGGGCGCTTCGGCCGCTCGGAACGCAGTTCGAGTTCCTCAAGCCCGGCGAGGGCAACCCCTACAAGGAGTCGCCCGCTCTGGGCTATCACGACGTGCTGGCCAACAACCGGCTCAAGGTGTTCCCGACCGAGGGTGGCTTCGGTTCGGTCAACGAGACGCTCAATCATCCGCTGGAGATGACGAAGGCGGGCCAGATTGGCGACCTGCCAGATGCGCGGGTCAACGATGCCTTTCGCATCGTCCACGACATGTACGGCCACTTCGGACCGGGCAATCCGTACTTCCGTCACAAGGGCGAGGATCGCGCATGGCGCGCCCATGCGCGGCTCTACTCCGACGATGCGATCCCCGCCATGACCAGCGAACTGCGCGGGCAAAACTCATGGGCCAATTTCGGCCCCTACGCCGAGCGCAATCGGGGAGCGTCGCAGGACGATACCGTCTATGCCGACCAGAAGGTTGGTTTGCTGCCGAGTTTCGCGTGGGATGACTACAACAAGGCGGAGGGCGGTCCGGTACAGCACTTCCAAGATGGCGGTCCGCCCGATTCAGATTATCCGGCCATCGGCACGACCGATTACAATTTCAGCAATCCACGCGACGACTTCGGCGAGTTCCGGTTGACGCCGACCGCGGCCGAGAGACGCGCGTCGATGGAGCGCCTACAGAATGCAGGTACACGCACGGACCCCGTGCGCTCCTATCTCGGAAATCTTGGTAAGCGCATTTCTGATTACAGGGCCAATCAGGCTGAGTTGTGGTCAGGAAAAGAGTACAACCCTAATGATCAGGCCAACAGCCAGTTGGGCATGATGAACCGCATCCTGCTGGAGAACATGAGCGGAGGCTTGAGCCATAACATCGCTGCACGCTACGGTACGAACCCCGACCAGCTTGACTATGCGGCCGAGGTGGGCAGACAGAAGGCGATGACGCAGGGTGCTCGCGATAACATTCATCCGGGCTTGCGTGATCTTGCTGATGTGCTGCCCTTCGCTACGACTCTGCCGTTCCAGATGGGAACCCAGCCGTTGATGTCGATGGCTTCCTCTTTTCTAAATCCAGCGCCGAGCTACATGGCCAAGATCAAGCACGCGGCCGATGAGCAGACTGTGCCGATCAAAAAAGGAATCAGTGGCATGTACAATCTTCTCAGGGACAACTTCCCTCGCCGTCTCCCTGAGTTCGACGACGGGGGCGTAGTCGGAAGCGGAGCGCTGTCTGCGCGTCTCGGTGGCGACCCGATGGCGTTCGTCAAGGGCATCATCCCCGGCGCGGTCGACCAGTTCGGCGATGTACCGGGGCAGAAACAGGTGCAGCCTCCTCCGACGCTTCCTCCGCTGCCCGCGCCGCAGGGTGCAGGGCAGGCTGGGCAGGGCTCCAGCGGATCGAGCGCCTTCAACATGGGTCTCAGCGCGCTGCCCATGATCGCGAAGATGTTCGGCGGCGCGGGTGGAGCGGGTGGCGCAGGCGCTGCTGTTCCGGAGATTCCGCCAATATACGCCGCGGGCGGTTCGGTCGACGACGACATGCTTGGCTACCATGTGATGAACTACGCGATGGGCGGCTACGTCCCCGGCTTCGATGACGGCGGGCCTGTGCAGCCGCCGGGGTCGATGGGGTCGGTCATGAACACGCCGCAGTGGGGACAGAACGGTCCGCCGGGATCGATGGGGTCGGTCATGAACACGCCGCAGTGGGGACAGAACGGTCCCGACGGACAGCCTCGTCAGTTGATCGATAGCCCAATTGACTGGCTCACGGGGAGACCTGCGGATTGGAGCATGGCTCCACAATCGGCACAGGTTCCGCCCAGCATGCCCGGCAATACCGGCCAGCCGCAGAACGTCCTGAACAACATGGCCAACTCCGTCATGCCGATGCCGCCGCCGACACCGCAGGGTCTCGGTCAGGGCGTGGGCGCGTTGAGCGGCGGCATGAACGGGACGGGTGGTGGAGCGGGCGGTAACAACCCGATCAGGGGCTCTCTTAGCATTCAAGGGAGCTTCTGATGTCAAACCCGTTCGATCCCGGCGCGCAGGACCCCTACGCAGAGCCGGGCAGTGATCTGGGCCAGTCGGTCCTGAGCACGACGACTCCCCCGGATTCCGATCTCACCATCGACGAGCAGGGCAATGTCGACGTCAACATGCCGCCGGGTCCGCCGCCCTCCAGCATGCAGGACCACTTTGCCAATCTGGCCGAGACGCTCGATCCGACGCGGCTCGACAAGCTGGCGTCCGACCTGCTCGATTCCATCGAGATAGACAAGCAGGCACGCGCCAAGCGCGACAAGCAGTACGAGGAGGGCCTGCGCCGTACAGGCCTTGGTGACGACGCTCCCGGCGGTGCCACCTTCCCCGGTGCCTCGCGAGTCGTCCACCCGATGTTGACGGCTTCGGCCATCGACTTCGCCTCGCGCATCATGAACGAGATGATGCCGCCCGAGGGACCGGTGAAGGCCAAGACGATTGGCGAGCCGTCTCAGCAGAAGGACGACATTGGCGAGCGCGTGGCGCGCTATATGAACCTCCAGCTTACTGAACTGATGCCCAACGTGGCCTACGAGTTCGAGATGGGCTTCACCCAGTGCTCTCTGGGCGGCGCGTTCTACACCAAGACGCTCTATGAAGCGCAGGGCATGTCGGTGATCGCGATTCCCATCGACAAGGTACATCGGCCGTGGAGCGACGGGTCGATCTACACCCAGCCGCGTATTACGCACGAAATGGATGTCGACAAGTGGGCATTCACCGACAACGTCCGGACCGGTCTGTGGCTTGATGTGGTGGACGTCGAGTCGTCATCGGATATTCCTGAATCGACGCGCTCCGAGCAGTCCAACGACCGCATCGTGGGCCGCGATCAGCCGACCGAGAACATAGATTCAGTGCGTCGTGTGTTCGAGTCGTCCGTCATGGTTGGCCTGAACGACGACGACGATCCGGCCGAGCCCTACATCATGACGGTCGACGAGCAGTCACGTAAGTGTCTGGCGATCTACCGCAACTGGAAGCCGCAGGACCAAGACCAGAAGCGCCTAGACTTCGTTATCGAATGGCCGTTCTACCCGTGGCGCGGCGGCTACCCCATCGGCATGACGCACATGATTGGCGGCCTGTCGGGCGCGGCGACCGGAGCGCTGCGCGCCCTGATGGATGCGGCGCATCTCAATAACAGCCAGACAGGTGTGCGGCTCAAGGGCGGCGCGACGGCAGGCGGGCAGAATATCAAGGCCCAGCCGATGCAGACGACGGAGATGCAGGGCTCGCTGTCGCAGGACGACGTGCGCAAGACCTACATGCCGCTACCATTCCCGCCGCCATCCTCGGTACTCTTCAACCTTCTGGGCTTCCTTGTAGACGCGGCGCAGGGGGTGATCCGGACCACATTCGATGAGTTCGACAAATTCGGCGGGCAGACACCAGTCGGTACGGCCAACATGTTCATTGAGCAGGGGCTCAAGAACTTCGGGGCGGTTCACGGTCGTCTTCATCGCTCGATGGCTCGCTTTCTGCGCCAGTTGTGGGACATCAACGCCGAGACCGTCGACAACGTCAAGATACAGGATCAGTTCGGTGAACTGATCGTCCGGAAAGAAGACTTCCAAGGGCCGATGCGCATCGTCCCGGTTTCCGATCCGCGCATCTTCAGCGACATTCAGCGCCAGTCGATGGCGCAGGTCATCACGCAGCGCGCGACCCTGCTGCCGCAGATTTATAATCTGCGGGCCTCGGAGAAATACTTCCTCAAGCAGATGAAGGTTCCCGATCCCGACCAGTTCCTCATTCCGTCGCCCGAGCCGGTCCAGCAGAACGCGGTTGCCGAGAACACCACCGCGGCCAATGGCCAGCCCATCAAGGCGTTCCCCGGTCAGGATCACGAAGCCCATCTGGCGACGCATTGCGCGTTTATCCAGTCGCCATTGTTCGGATCGAACCCGATCATTGCGACCAAGTACCTGCCGATCATCCTGCCACATCTCAGCGAGCACATCGCCTTGTGGTACGCCGATGCCATGCTCGACGCCGCCAACGTGGCGCTGCGTGAGAAGACCGGCGATCCTCAACTCACCATCGAGAGCATGGCCGGACCGGTCTACGAGGCCCCGCTGGACCGTCTGCTGGCCGAGTTGACGCCCGAGGTCATGGACTTCGCGGATGAACAGCTTGCGCGTCTCCCGGCGATCATCGCGCAGGCCCAGATGCTCCAGCAACGGCTCGCTCCGCCGATGCCGATGGACCCGAGCGTCGTCGCCATGAAGGACGTGACGCGGCAGGAGGCTGCCGATCAGGCCAAGGCGGTGGGCGACGAGAAGAAGACGCAGCTTCAGATCGTGCAGGCCCAGACCAAGCAGCAGGCCGATGATCGCAAGGCCATGCTCGACCAGACCAAGATGCAGACCGATGCGGAGGGCAAGGAGCGTGATCGTGACTTGCGTGATCGCGAACTCTCTCTGAAAGAGCAGAGCGACCGGGAGAAGACGTTTGCGCAGGCGCACGCGGATCAGCTAAAGGCCAAGACCGCGCAAGAAGCCAATCAGGCGCGTCTTGACGGCATCGACGCCACCAACGAATCGCGCGAGGCGGTGGCTGATGCGGCGAACGAATCGAAAGTGGAAATCGAAGAGATGGGCAACGAGACTGCGGTGAAGCTGGCCAAGATCAAAGGTCCCGGCAACATGACGACAGGTAGCGCCGTTAGTGAATAGGAGGAACCATGGCTCGCAAGAATTTTGGAGTAGCAGTAGGACGTCCCAAGATGCCCGCCATCGCCAAGATGACGAAACCCATGCAGGCTGCGGCATCGCCGATGGATGCTTTCCAGCCTAACATTCCGGCGCAGGCTTTTGCCCCCATGAAAAAGGGCGGCAAGGTTCAGTACCATGACGATCCCAAATTCTGTGGTGGCGGGAGGACAAGGCGATGACCCGAGGTCTTCTGTTCTGGGTGATCATGATCATCCTGCTGATACTCGCCCTCTGCTGGCACTTCGCCGTGCTTGGTGCCTATGGTCCCATCGGTGTCGGCGTTGTCGGCTACATCCTGTTCGGTCTGCTGGGCTGGCAAGTCTTCGGTCCCCCGGTCAGGGGATGACATGACGCTCATCATCGTCATCATTCTAGTGCTGCTGCTGTTTGGCGGCGGCTGGTATGGACATGCGAACTGGGGCGCGCCGGGGCTTGGCGGCGTGCTTGGCCTTGTGCTGATCATTCTCCTGATCTTGTTCCTCACCGGCAATCTTCATGGGATAGGGTAATGCCTCTCAAAAAAGGATCGAGCCAGAAAGTCATCTCGTCCAACATCAGGACGGAGATGCATGCGGGCAAACCCCAGAAGCAGGCCATCGCGATTGCGATGAACACGGCGGGAAAATCTAAAAAGAAAAAGAGGTGATCCATGGCCGACGACGCCCTCGCTCGTCTCTATGCGATGCTGTCACCTGACACAACGACCGGAGTGTCGGGCGGGGCGGGGCCGTTCTCGTTTGCCTTCAACGAGAGCCGACCTAAAGCACCGACGCCGTGGTGGGAGCGTCCTCCTGAACCGGCGCGCTCAGGCAACATTGCCTACACGCAGGACATGGACCCGCTGATAGCGCGCATTATGGCATCAGGCAGCGTTGACCCGAATACCAACGTGTCGACGATTTCTCCAAGCCTTAACCTGCGCGCCGGTCCGATCAATCTCGGCGGCGGGTTCACTCACGTCATGAGCCCTGAAGGATCGACGACTCGACCGAATTTCAATTTCGGATTAAACCAGCGACTTGGTGACAGTGGCGGTATCGGAGCCAATTTTTCGACGGTGCCGGGTCAGTCGAGAACCTTCAGCGGTTCAGGGACCTACAATCTCACGCCGGAGATGGTTATTTCGGCGCTGCTCAGTCACACGATGAACGATGATCCGAGGTCGAAGCCAAACACCTTCGGCGGGCTTTCATTCAAGTACAATTTTCCAGCAGGGAGGAATCCGTATGAGCGATAAGATTTCAAAGGGCGGTGTCGCCAAAGGCCCGGTCAATCTTCACAAGTCGCTGGCTGCGGGCGAGAAGCTGCAGGAAGCGACGGCGTCTCATCTCGGCAAGGGCGACGGTGCCCCCAAGAATGTTCCGTCCAAGAACGTGAAGTAGGTGTTTCAGCTAGAGGCTTTGTACCGCCTCATCGATGGACTGCGCGATGAGGCGGTAGAAGCGGTTGAGCATCCCAGTGACGACAGTCGGAACGCTTTCGGCTTTGGGCGCGTCGCCGGGATGCTCACTGTCTTGCGTATGCTGCGAGAGCGCATCGAGGAACAGGTAGAGGAAGCCAATCAACAGGATCGTAAGAGGTAGACTGCAATGGATGCGATACCGGACAACATTATCTACAAGACCAAAGGCTCTGTCGGCGTGCCTGTCGAGGCCCCTGCCATCAATACTCTGTTGGGCAAAAAATACACGGCTGCTCTGAAGGTCTCGTTTCCCGACGTCGATCCCGGAATCATCCCGTTCGGTTATCTCGTTCTCGTCCAGTTGCGGACGCCGAGGAAACTCACCAAGGGCGGCCTGATCATTCCTGACGAGGTGCGAGACGCCGAGAGGTTCCGGGTTCAGACCGGACTGGTGCGGTCGCTTGGCCCATCGTCGTTCAGAAACCGTCAGACTGGCGCGCCGTGGATCGAAGGCAACTGGTGCAATCCCGGCGACTTCATCCGGCTGCCGATGTACGCGGGAGACCGTTGGGTCGTTCCTGTTCCGGGCGGAGAGACGCCTGACGAGTTTGCAATCTTCATGATGTGCAAGGACACCGACCTGATTGGTAAAGTCACGGCCGATCCGTTGTCTGTAGTCACAAGCTAGACGTCCAGAACTGAACTGACTGCGGGGGTCTAAAATGGCGAGACGAAGCGAAGAGATTGATGAGGTTTCCGGAAGCGGGGGCGATGCCTCGACCGTAATGGTTGGCGGCATGGACAACCTGATCCCCGGTGGCAAAGACAAGGCTGAAGTAATCGACGTTGAACTCGATGACCCCAAGCCGCCACCGGGGGGACGGTCGCGCGCCAGAGACGACGACGAGATAGAGGAAGACGCACGTCTGGCGTATGACGTGCAGGACGACGACGAAATCGAAGAGCGAGGTGTGAGTCGTCGTCAGCGCCGCAACCGGGCGCGCAAGACCGTAGTCGGTCAGCGCGATCAGATCATCGATCACCTCAATGCCAAGGTCGATCACCTGACCGGCATGATCAACTCGATGGGTCAGAACCAAGTCGGGCTGACCATCAACAACATCGACACCCAGCTAGGCGCGGCGCAGCAGGCGCTGACCTTGGCCGAGGTCGAAATCAAGAAAGCCGTTTTGGCGGGCGACCTTGCGCGCTACGACGAATTGCTGGGCCTCAAGAACGAGGCGCAGGGGCGCGTGTGGCAGCTTGCGCGCACGCGACAGGGCATTCAGCAGGAGATGTCTCAGGGCGGCAGACCGCGCCAGATGCCCAATGGAACGCAGTCCCAGCCGCCGCAATCCAATCTCGACCAGAAGACGCAGGACTTCACCGAGACCTTCATGGATCGATTCGATTTCGATCCGCAGGGAACCGATGAACGAACACTGATCATCAAGGCCATCGACGACTCGGTCGCGGCCGAGGGTTACCGCTCCAATACCCAGCAATACTGGATCACGCTGGAGAAGAAGCTGGCGCGCCGCGGCATCCTTCCTGATGGCGACGCCGATGTGGAGGACGACAATTCGCCGCCGCGCCGTGAAGCGCCCGCGCGTCGCGCCAATGGCGGGCGGCCACCGACGAGTGGAAGCCAGACGAGTCGTCGCAGCGCCGGAAGAACCTTCAGGCTCGATCCGATGGCCCGAGACTATCTCGACAGCGAGGGACTGCTCCACCTTGCCGGTCTGACCGAGGAGCAGAAAGCCAAGCGCACGCGCCTGCTCAAGAGTTGGGATGAAGGACAGCGCAGGCTGGGCCGCGATGCGCAGGAAAGGAATTAGCCATGGCCAAGGAACCGACGAACACCCCGGTCGAGGACGACCGGCTCAGTGACCGTGAGGACTACGCCCGGCAGGGCGAGAACTACAGCGAGCATGAAATGACCACGCAAGAGCGTGAGCAGAACATGGAGATGACCGATCCGGAACGCAGGCGGGCGATACGCGCCAAGTGGTCCGAGAGCGTCCTGCCGAATCTGCCCGCCACGGCGGGTTGGCATCGCTGCTGGGTGTCGACGACCCATCCAAGCGACACGCCATTGCGCCGCAAACGGTACGGATACCGGTTCGTGCGCTACGAGGACGTCAACAAGGATGGCTGGGCCGCCGACGTGGACTCCATCAAGGAAGGCCACTTCATGGGCGCGGTGATGTGGCGCGAAATGGTCGCCATGGAATGCTCGGTCGCAGACTTCGTCGAATACATGCGGGAGTTTCATCACGACCAGCCCTACGAGCAGGCTCAGGGCATATACCAGAACCTCGACGAGACCGCGTCCCGCGCCAAGGATGCTGGCGGCAAGGTCACGCTTGATGAGGGCATGGAGGACATGCGCAAGCGCATGTCCCGGCCGCCCGCCCGCCAGTTCGAGGTCTGACGTCAAGGCATTTCGGAGTGGCATTAACTGTCGGTAAAACTGAGGGTTTGAGGCAGGCGACGACTCGACATGTCTAGGTGGCTTAGTTTCAAGCGGGCCAACAACCTTCGGTAAAAACGTGTTTTGGTGTAGGCGCAAAACGACTCAGCGTCTTGACGACTCAGGTGGGCCGAGCATAGTCTCGGCCCACTCTCGTAGGAGGTTGCCGCTCGCGCGGACGGAGTCCTTGTAGCCAGTTGGTTCGGGTTTAACCGCGCGGGGTCTTGGTGTCGGAACGGAGCAGGCGAAACACTCGCTAGTCGAGTCGCGCCTAGTCGTTCACATCAAACCTCTGGGAGTGCTCCATGAGCGGTACACCCGCAGCCCCCTATGGGCTCGTTCCGTCCCGACATCCGTCCGGCATCATCCGCATCGAAAACCAGATCGACGGTATTGCCTCCGGCTATACGTCCAGCCTCTTCACCGGCACGCCGGTCACCCGCACGACCGATGGCACCCTCATCTTCACAACGGGCGTCGCTGGTACTTGCATCGGCGTCTTTCAGGGCTGTGAGTTCAGCGCCGCGGGCAAGCGCTTTGTCCTGCCCTACTTCCCGGCCGGTCAGACCTACGACGCGGGGACGATGATCGCGAAGTACACGATGGACCCCGACATCATCTACGAGGGCCAGTCAGTGGGCTCCGTAGTTGCCTCCAAGATGGGCGGCGGTGCCAACGTGAGCGGCGCTGCGACCAGCGGTTCGACCTTCACCGGCTTCTCCACGCAGGCGCTGGATGTTGGCACCGACGCCACTGCTGGCACTTTCATCATCGTTGGTCTGGCGCTCTACGCAGACAACGCATGGGGCGACGCCTTCACGAGGATTCTGGTGCAGATCGCATCTAGGAACCCAACAGTCTAGCAGCAGACCTCCGGGGTGTTTCACATGAAACACCCCGATCTTTCATGAGGGGTCGCGCTGCCTCTGAGTGACTGGCGCTTAGAACGATAGGATACTTTGGGAGCCTCAGATGGCTGTTCCGATGAATAGCACCCAATTCCGGGTGATCGTTGAGCCGATCATGAATGAGCACTTCGACGGTGTTTATTCTCAGCGCAAGGACGAATACAAGCAGATTTTCACCACCAAGCCCGGCACGCCTCGCGCCTATCACGAAGAGCCGGTCATGTTCGGTCTTGGCTCTGCACCGCAGATGCCGGACGGCACGGGCGTCCAGTACAAACAGGGCGGCGTGCTGTTCAACAAGCGCTACATCTACAAGCAGTACGGTGCCGCCTTCGCCATGACGAAGGTCCTCGTCGAGGACGGTGATCACATCAACCTCGGAAAAATCTATTCCGAGCAGCTTGGTCAGGCGATGGTCGAGACCGAGGAGACGGCGACCGCCAACGTCCTCAACTTCTCGTTCACCAATTCTTCGCCCTATCTCGGCGGCGACGGCGTGTCTCTCGTCAACTCGTCCCATCCGATCATGGGCGGCGTGATGTCGAACGTCCTGCCGACTCCGGCGGCGCTGTCTCAGACCAGCGTCGAGGCGCTGCTGATCCAGATTCGCAAGTCGATGGACAACGATCAGAAGCGGGTGCGCATCAATCCGTTGTGCCTTGTCGTCTCGCCTGACAACGAGTTCCAAGCCGAGGTCATCACCAAGTCGGCGCTGCGCACAAGCAGCACAAGTGCCGGACCCGGTTCGGCGACATACGCCGTGAACGACATCAACCCCATCATGTCGCTGAAGATTCTCCCCAAGGGCTTCTGCGTCATCACCCGTCTGACGTCCCCCACGGCGTGGTGGATCAATACCGACGAACGCATGGGCCTGCAGTTCCTGACGCGCCGCATGGCGCAGAAGAGCATGGAAGGCGATTTCGAGACCGACAGCATGCGCTACAAGGTCACCAGCCGCTGGGATACAAGCTGGACGAACTTCCGCACCGTCTTCGGTACACCGGGACAGTAAAGAGGTCCTGCGCTCTACCTCGCGCGGACAGTGGCGCGGTGAGTCAGGGTCAGCAGTCGCCCTGATTTGCCGCGCCACCCCCTGCTGACTGGGCTGGCAGTTCCAGCTAACAATGAAAGGACGCGCTATGAGTATTCGCTATACTCAGGCCACGCTTCTGAGCCAGAGCGCAGCAGGAGCGGGCACGCCAATCGCATGCGACTGGCGGCACTCATCGGTTCAGCAGCGCAGAATCTTTTTGTCGGCGATCACCGCGCCCGACACGGTTCTCATCGAGGGCTCGATGGACGGCCTAAGCTGGGCACCGATGGCCGCCGCATTGACAGCAACCGGTGGTCTTCTGATCGAGGGCCCTATCGCCTATCTTCGGGCGACCAAAACCGGAACCACGGCCACCGCCACAGTGACGGGGCTTGTCTGATAGGAGTCTTCCATGGCCACCTCCGGCAGCAATACGGGCGCGCTTCGGCCCTATACCGCCCAAGAGATGATCGAGGAGGCGACGAGTCGTTGCGGGATCAAGCCAGTTCAGCTTACGTCTGAGATTGTCGAAAAATCTCTCGACCAGCTAAACCTCATATTCCCGGCGCTGATGAACCGCGGCATCCAGCTATGGAAGCGACAGCGTTACATCCTGCCGTTCTACGTGAACAGCAACCGGGTCAATCTGCCGGACGGAATCAACGTCGTTTCCAAGGTCACGCGGCGCACGCTGGCGCGGGCGAACAATGGTGTGCCCTTCAGCGACAAGGGCGGTGATCCGGCGTTGGCGTTCGACGATGACCTCGACACGGTGTGCCAGCAGACCGACATCAACGGCTCCATCGGCATGGTGTTCGATCAGCCGGTCCAGATCACCACGGTTGGCGTGAAGTACGGTGTCGAGATAAACCACACGCTGTTCGTCGACGTCTCCGATGACGGGATCAACTGGCAGCCGTTGCCCGGCGGCATCGAGGGCGTCGCGCATCTCGATCAGTGGGTGTGGTTCGACCTCGACGGCTCTCGTCCGGCCAAGGGCTGGCGGATTCGTGCCGAGGTGCCGGTCAGCGATCCCATACAGGCTCCGGTGAAGCTGGTAGTGCAGCAGGTGTTCTTCGGCCATACGCCAAGCGAAATCGTCATCGAGCCGTGGAACCTCGACGAATACAACGCGATGCCCAACAAGACCTCTCCGGGCACGCCTGTGAACTACTACCAGCAACGCGACCTGAACGGCCCTTACCTGCTGATGTGGCCGGTTACGAGTTCGCCGTTCAAGTATGATCATCTCTGCGTCTGGGCGCAGGAGTACCTCGATACGATCAGTGCGCCGACGCAGGACATCGATGTGCCACGCCGCTGGTACGATGCGATCACGGCCATGCTGGCGCGGCGGCTTTGCCGGTCTTTGGCCGAGGCAGACGTGAGTCGTTACAAGATGCTGCGTCAGGAAGAGGCTGAAGAAGTTGAACTGGCCGAGGGCGAGGAGCGCGATCCCAGCCCGACCAACTACGACATGGGCTTAGGAGCATACACGGCATAGTTGCGATGAATATTGGAATGCTCTTTGTGAGTGACTACTTCTAGGTTTGACAGTTGATTATCTTTTTTGTTTCCGTTTTTGTGGTGGACTAGCTCTAACCGAGTGAGGCGACGACCGAGATGCTTTTCCATGACATGCCTGTGGTCGAGAACTCTGGACCCGTCCTCTCTGGTGGTTTCCCGGTATTTTCCGGTCTTGGTTCGTTTGTAGTATCCGTTGAGGCAGCCACGAGAGCAGAACATTTTTCGTCCGAGTCGTTGGGCGTTGTCGCGCTCGCGTTTTCTACGCTCGAATATGGTTTTGCAGAACGGGCACTTGATGGCGATTCGTGGAGCGGTGGTGCCTCTGTTGTGGCGGCAAATGCGGGAGCAGAATACTTTAAGATGGCCCCGGTTGGTCTTGAACCACGTATGATGCGTTCGTCCTCGGATGACGGCGGTTCCACAGGTCGCGCAGGGAATTTTGATCTGATCTCGTCCTTTGGGGTCGTGGGGGGCAGTCATGTCGGGCAGTACCTCTAAGTTTCTTGATACGCGGGGCTACAGCACACTGGGCGTGGGAACGTGTGATAGATGCCAGACGAAGCGCAGTCTTACTGAGTTGATGAGCGATCCCAATGCCCCCGGATTGAAGGTGTGTAAGAACCTTGCAGAAGGGTGTATCGATAAATACGACGTTTATCGACTTCCCGCAAGGCGACCTGATCCGATCACGCTGCCGTTTCATCGGCCCGACCAACGACTCGAAAGTGGGCCCGATGTTGAGGATTGGCTTCGGGAAGGTGATTGATGGCGACACCCCTCGCTCCGACCGGGATGACTTATCAGAACCTGATCACGACGCTGCGCCAGTATGTCGAGCGCGGCGGTGGTGAGGACGAGACGGTCAACTACCAGATGCCCTACATCGTCAATCGGGCAGAGCGGTCGCTCGCCGACAAGCTGAAAATTCAGGGGTACCGTGATGTCCTCACCTCCAAGATACATTCATCCAAGCCCACTATTCCGAAACCTGAAGGATGGCGTAATACAGTATCGATCAACATCGGAACCGGTTACGACCACAACGAGCGCGTTACGCTCCGTGCCCGCGGCTACGAGTATCTCCGTGCGCTCTATCCCAACGACAACCACAAGGGCCAGCCTAAATTCTATGCCGACTACAGCCAGACCCACTGGATTGTCGGTCCTGTCCCGACGAATGACTATCCCTTCGAGGCCATCGTTTACCGGCTTCCAGACCTCCTTGGGGAGACTAATCAACAAAACTATTTGACGCAGTTCACGCCCAACATGCTGCTCTACGAATGCCTCAAGGCGCTGGAGCCTTTCATTAAGAACGACTCGCGCATGGGTTTGTGGAAATCGATGGCCGACGACGAGTTTAATAATATCAATATGCAGGATGTCGCCAAGGCCAGTGACCGGGCGCAGAGCAGGAGTTCATCGTGAGCTACACGAATGTCTTCGGCGGCGAGAACATCAATCCTGCCGATCTGTCCTATAAGCTATACACGCTTACGCCTGCGACGTTCCCCGACAAGACCGTTGTCCTGCAGTGGCCGTTCGAGTCGCTCGACGGAACCAATGTCGTTGCCGACAAGATCGACGTCACGACGACGACATTGGGTTACACGCTGCGCATGCCCGACGCCACGCTGGTCAGCGTCGGTGAAGATGCCCTGTTCAACAACATCGGCACCGTTGCCGTCACGGTGGCCGACCGGGATGGCACGCAGCTTCTATCCCTTGCTCCCGGCCAGCAGTGGTATATCTACCTGACCGACAACGTCGACAGCCTTGGCGCTCCTCTGTTCGTTGGCAAGTGGCGTGCGGTGCGCTTTGGCACTTCGGCATCGGGCTCCAATGCCGCGGCGCTTGCCGGGATGGGCCTGCGGGCGCGCAACGAAGTTCTCGACCAGAACCTGATCACCAGCAACAGCAGCGGCCCGGTCAGGCTGGACTGGGATTGCCGAGCGCGTGTGTTCCGCAATACCGGCCCGGCGGCCATCTACACGATAGACCCGGCCGCCTCACTGGGATCATCTCCGTCCAGTGATCCCTTGATGGCCAGCAATGGCTGGTTCGTCGTCGTCATCAACGGCGGAACAGGTGACCTGACGCTCCAGCCGACTGCGCCAGACCAGATTGACGATGCGGCAGACAAGGTTCTGGTCTCAGGCGAATCGTTGATCGTCTATTGCTACGGCACGGGCTTCACGACCATGGGTCACGGGCGTGTCGCCGTGCCTTCGGTGAACGGCGACCTGATCACTGTTGTCGACAACTCTTCCGACGGCAGCGGGGTGATGTCTCTGTCTTCTGACAATCTGTCCAATCAGATTCAGAATTTTGAAGGCACCCTGACCAAGAACATGGTCATCCAGTACGGCTCGCAGGATGGTTTCTACTTCGTCTACAACGGCACGTCAGGACCCTTCACTCTAGGCTTCAGGGGGTCATCGGCGGATACGACCGACCTCGTACTCCCCGGTCATTATTCGATCCTGCGCAATCTCGGCGGGACGATGAACATCGCCTTCTCGGCCGCCACCGGTACCGTCACGTCTGTCACGGGTGTGACCGGAGAGACTGTAACGACTCCTCTTGCTACAGGCATCGTCAGCGCCGGGTCAGTCGGTCTTGCCGCGGTGCCGACCGTGACACCCGACACGTTCTACGGTGGAGTTGATCAGCCGACCGATCCTCTTTTGCCGCGGCTGCCTACCAAGGTTCCCCGCATCAAGCTGGACAGCAAGGGTCGAACGATTTCTGCCAGCGAGCAGGACATCTACATCAACAGCGCGCAGATCATAGATATCCTCGCGCGGCTCAACCTGCTGATCCCCACGGGCACCATGCTGGCCTACGGCGGCATCAACCTGCCGCCCGACATGCCCGGCACGACTCCTCCCAAGAAGGCGTGGCTGCTGTGCGACGGTACGCTGGCTGATAAACTTCTCTATCCAGAACTGTGGGCCGTCATCGGTCAGCAGTTCGGTCCGCAAGTTCCTGATCCCGGATCACCGCTCGATGATACCAAGGGACAATTCAGACTGCCCGATACGCGCGGTCGTGTGCTGGCGGGTGCGGATACGCGCGCGGGCGAGACCGCCACGCCTTCCGATCCTCGTCTGCTCGACACGCCGTTCTTCCCCAATTCATGGATTGTCGGCACCACGGGCGGCGTCCAGTACGATCAGGCAACGATCCAGCTAAAGCGCGACGACGGCACCGACATTCAGGTGTCGGGAGGAAGTTCGAGCTTCGGCAGCGTGTGGGCCCATTCGATTGCCAATTCAGGCATCTGGGGCAACGTGTACGGCTCTGTGCGAGTCGTCGGCACATCCGACGCGCCAAACGCGAGTGACGACAGCGGCGGAGCCGGAACACCAAAAGCCGTCGCAGAGCACAGGCACACGATGGACTTCGCGAGCCCGCAGAATGGCTCGGCCTTCATCTCTCCCGATCCCGCCAGCGGCGGCGGGCGCTTCTGGGGGTCCATCATGCGCGAGCCGTCCGGCGCGTTTCAGGTCATTCACGCGGAGTACATCAGCAACGTCCAGCCGACCATGATCATCCGCCACATCATCAAGACGTAGGTGAGCCGTGGCGCAGGCTCCAGTTCAGGTATCGTCCTATCGTCCGCAACTCATGCAGGCGCAGCCGGGCATTGGTCGCGACGGCACGCGCTTGGCGCAGAAGAGCTACATCGATGCCGTGTGGTGCCGGTTCTACCAGAGCCTGCCGCGCAAGATGGGCGGCTACCGGGAGCAGTTGCGCAGCGTCAATGGCGTCGTTCGCGCCATCGACATATTCACCAACGACGGTCTCAGCTTCGTTCACCTCGCCACCGGCAATGTCATCGAGAGATACGTCATTTCGATTGAGTCCGAGAGCAACAGCGGACTGATCGACCGCACGCCGGACGACTACATCCCCAACGTCCTGTTCAACTGGCAACTCAGCCAGATGTTCGACATACCGACCGATACCACGGTCCTGTTCGCTTCGGGCACGCCGAGCGCGCTGTCGATCACCACGTCGTCCGAGCATCCCGTCTATCATGGCGATATCATCTTGGACACTCCGCTGGAGAAGGTTCCGGACGGAACGTCCTTCAACGCCGTGATCACCGGGTCGACGCTGGTCGTCACCGAGTTGACGCGCGGCAGACTGGAAGAGGGCGTCAAGATTTATGGCACCGGAGTCGCTCCCGACACTGTGATCGTTCGGGTCATTCAGGACTATGCGCCGCCGGTACCGCAGGACCCGTTGCCTCCCGTCCCCGGCACCTACGCGCTCGACACGCCGCATCCTCTGGGCGCGCCCGAGACGATCATGCTCACGGTTCTGGGCGCGGTGTTCGTCGGTTCCATCTCGGCGTCGACCACGGCGGACCCGGTATCCGTCCTGACGATCAACGACATCGCGACAGGCAGCGTGGGGGTGGGTGACGAGATATACGGGACGGGTGTCATCCCCTCGACAAAAATTCAAACGATCACCACGCCCTTCACGCCCGCGGTGCCGCAGCCCGACCTCGCCGCCACGCCCGGCATCTACATCATCGATCCGGCACCGCAGACTGTCGCGCTCACCACCATGACGGCGCACAGGGTCATGTCGTCCGGTGGATGCTGCGCGGTTGGCCTGACGCTGTTCCTGTATGGCCACGATGGAGTCGTCAGGTGGAGTACCCCGGTAAATCCGCTCGACTTCCTTGGCGACGGAGCGGGCGATGCGCGACCGGTGGGCGACAAGATCGTCAAGGGCATGCCGATCCGTGGACAGAGCGGACCCGCCATCGTCATGTGGTCGCTGTCGAGCGTGATCATCGGATCGTTTGTCGGAACACCCAACTGGTGGGATTTCACGACGGTGACGACAACCTCGTCGATCCTGTCGTCGAACGGCGTCATCGAGCATGAGGGAATCTACTACTGGCCGACGACGTCTAATTTCTCGCTGTTCAACGGCGTCGTTCGGGAGATTCCCAACGCCGACAACAAGCAGTGGTTCTTCAAGAACCTCAACTGGAAATACCGCCAGAAGGTGTTTGGTTTTAAGATTCCGCGCTGGACGGAATTTTGGTGGTGCTTTCCCCGAGGCAACGCCGTCGAATGCAACTGGGCGATCATCTACAACTGGGTCGAAAAGCGGTGGTACGACACACCTCTGCCCAACGGCGGACGGTCTGCAGGACATTACGAGTTCGTCTACAACTATCCGATCATGGCCGGAGTCGATGCCCATTCCACCGGCCGCTACAGCATGTGGCAGCATGAGTCTGGTCTCAACGACGTGAGCGGTGATCCGCAGGTCACGCGGGCGATCCGCTCCTACTACCAGACCAACGAGTTCAACGTCGTCCTGCCGCAGCAGATTGGCGGGAGCGGCACCGATCAGGGGATGTCCTATTCGATCCTCGAACCGGACTTCGATCAGGTTGGCGACCTGTCGTTCACTGCCGTCAGCCGTTCCAATGCGCGAGCGAAGGAACGGCGGACCGGGCCCATCACCATCAAGGCCGTGCCGACGGCTCCCGACGAGCAGCTTATCAAGTTCAAGCACAGTGGCCGGTTCACCAGCTTCATCGTCGAGAGCAACGTCGAGAACGGCGACTACATCACGGGCGCGCCGCTGATCCACTGGCAGCCGGGTGACGCGCGGAGGGAAGACTGATGTCGGTTCTCAAGGCGACACCGCGTCTCAACCCGGCCTTCCCGCGCATCATCTCGCGCGTCATCCCCAATCCGGCAGTCATGGAATGGCAGGAGTGGGTGGACATCGCGGTGGGCATGAACCAGCGGCTCGGCCTGCCCAACCTGATCGACCCGAATCCTGATTGGCGCGAGTTCTCTGAGCGGCTATCGCTGCACGTCCCTGATACGCCCTATCACGCCCAGTTCGACGACTGGCGCGAGTGGGCGCTGGCTCTACGGTCCGCCTTGGCGCTTTGAGTCTTGTGGGTGTAATCTGTCGATCTTCTGTCAGCTACGGGTAGGCCACGCTCATCGGCGGCTTTGCGGCGGCGGATCGACTGCAACGGGAGTCGTTTCGTCATGCCGCCATTTCCTCCCCCGCCACAGGGGGCGCTGTCGCAGGTCGCATCTCCGCAGTCAGGTCCACCGCCGATGCCGGGAGGACCTCCTCCCCAAGCCATGCAGATGCCCATGGGAGGGCCGCCCGGCATGGCGGGCCCTCCCGGTGCCCTTCCTCCCGGTGGCCCTCCAGTGGCCCCGCCAGCCCCCTCTGTACGGCCTCCCAAGCCGGGCAACGAGGGGCTGATCAATCGGGTCCTCGGCCTTATTTCCGGAGAGACCCAGCAACGCCAGCGTATGGAGCACCAGCAGGCGCTGGCCGAGGCCATGAAGCAGGGCGCGGCCGAGGCGGTGAAGGGCATCATGTCAGGGGTTTCCGGCATGGCTGGCGGCATGCCCGGCATGCCGGGGGGCATGCCGCAGGGACTGCCTCCCGGTATCGGCGGCGGCAACCCGACGGACCAGATCAGGAGCCTGATGGCGCAGTCCGGCGGTGGCGGCGGCGGCCTCGCCCGCGGCGGCTACCCCGACCTCATCGGCCTGCCCGAGGACCCGCGTCTGCCGGTCCGCCATCACTTCGCGACGGGCGGTCCGGACAGCCAGAGGTTCGTGTCGCCGGACGGCCAGAACGGCCGGTCCGACAAGGTCGAAGCCCGGCTCAGTCCCAATGAGTACGTTGTGGATAGTGAGACAATGAGTATGTTAGGCGACGGCAGCCCAGATGCTGGAGCCAAGGTGATGGACAAGTTCCGGGCCAACGTGCGCAAGCACAAAGGCGCGGCATTGGCCAAGGGCAAGTTCTCGCCAAATGCCAGACAACCTGAATCGTATTTACCGAGAGATTCGTAATGCTTTCTGCCGGAATTTCACGCGACAGTTCTGCGATCCCGTCCCGTCTGACGTTGCTGGGCGTACTGACTCGTCGAGTTAACAGACACAACAAGCTCGCGGCCTATGGCTGCAAGTGCGGGAACATCAAGGTGCTGCGCGTCGGCGATGTGAAGCAGGGGCTTATTCGTTCATGTGGCTGTTTGCGTAAAGAGTTGGTCAAGGCGGCATCGACTACGCACGGCCTGACGCACACACCAACATACGGGTCTTGGTACTCGATGAAGGGGCGCTGCAAAAATTCCAAGAACAATCGCTATCGCGACTACGGCGGACGCGGAATCACCTACGTCTCACGTTGGGAGTCGTTCGATAATTTCCTTGCCGATATGGGGGAGCGCCCGGCAGGCATGACGTTGGACCGCAAAAACAACGACGGCCCCTATTCACCAAAAAATTGCCGTTGGGCGACCAGCGAAGATCAGCGTCGGAACAAGCGCAAGCGCAGCGTTCGGAGGCACACGGCATGAGCGTCCACTCGATCCTCAACGACTCGTACCCGGTGGACCATATCCACGTTCATCCGGTCGAGCATCCCATCGAGGTGTGGAGCCGTGTCCACCACTGGCTCGACCGTGCCTTCGACCAGTCGCATTCTCTGGTCACCGCCGCAGACATGTTCCACGACATCGTGCGCCGCAACTCGACGCTGTGGGTGGTCGAGAAGCGCAAGCGACTGCTGGGAACCTTCATCACCCGCATCGAGCGGGGCTCGCGCGGCAAGGCGCTCAATCTGGTGGCGATTGGCGGCGACGGCATGAAGGACTGGATCGAGTCGTTTGATGCGGCCTTTACCCAGTATGCACACGCACAAGGCTGCAAGTTCACTTGCGTTGTCGGGCGTAAAGGCTGGGTCCGTGTCCTCGGACGTCTCGGCTGGGTGCCCGGTGCGCATACAATGATGAAGGTGCTCTGATGGCTTGGATGTTGCCAGCGGCGATGGTCGCATCTTCCGTTGTCGGTGCGGCAAGTTCTGCCTTGAACAAGGGCTCAGGCGCGTCGACCTCCGCCCAGAACCTGAACCGCACGACTTCGGTCAATTACCCGTCTTGGTACAACAATTACACACAAGGCGTTCTCGACCGGGCGCAGACCGCAGCAAACACGCCGTACGAGTCGTACGACTCCAGCAAGCTGTTCGAGCCGTTCTCGGCCGACCAGACCGCCGCGGGCGACCGCATACGCGCCGCGCAGGGCAATGTCGATCCGCTGTTCGGATCAGGCAAAGGCGCGCTCGACGCGGTGTCGGGTCGTGACTCTCTGGCCAGCGCCCAGCCGTTTCTCGATCAGGCGGGAAATTCGATTCGGCCGTGGGATGCTGGCGCGGGCGCGCTCTCGATGGCGGGTCGCGACTGGACCGATCCAAATGTTCAGGCGGCCTACCAGAACCCCTACCTCGCAGGCGCGATAAACCGCGGCAACCAGCTTGCCACCCGCGGCTTCGATGAGACGCTGAACGGCCTCAACTCGCGCTTCGCCAGCGGCTACGGGGCCATCGGACGGACCGGCTACAATACCAGCATGCAGAAGGCGCTGCGGACCTTCGGCAACGAGATGTCGGGCAACGACCTGACGCAGACCAGCAACGACTACTTCAAGAATGCCGGGCAGTTCAACGCCGACCGCAGCAACTGGCAGAACCTCGGCCTGAACCTCGCCAATGTTGCCGATACCAACATGAAGGCGAACACGAACCTCGCCGACGCCTATTCTCGGATAACGACAGGATCGATCAACAACGGAATCAATCTGGCCAACAGCTACGGAGCCTTGGGGACCAGCTACAACAACGTCCAGAACGCCAACAACAAGGCGCTGATGGACTGGGGCACTGCGCAGCAGACGCAGGGCCAGTTGCCGCGCACCTTCGCCTACAACGACTGGCTGGCCCAGAAGCAGTACCCGTTCCAGATGGCCAACTTTCTGGCCAACGTGCAGGCCCCTTTCAAGATTCCCACGACCACCACCGAGCAGAGCACGCAGACCGGGACCGGCTCGTCGAGCAATACGCCGTCGACCTTGGGCACCATCATGGGCGGCCTCACCGCCGCCAATGCAGTGGGGGCCAAGGATGGTGTGGGCGGAATCGAAAACCTTTACAACGCAGCTTCCGATACCTTCGGCGGGCCCAACGGTTTCACTGGACCTAACTACACGTCGCTTAACAATCCCTACACAGCGGCAGGCATCGCGACGTCGGGCGCGGGCGTTGCACCGACAATCGTACAGGCAGGGGCGGCGCGCGGCGGAATGATCCGACGCTACGCCCAAGGCGGCACCGCGTTCGGGCCCATCGTCGAGCCGCGCGGCGTGCTGAGTCGTCGCGCGCGGGGTTTCCCGGTGAATGCCACGCCGCGGCCCTACGCGCGGGGCGGCGCGGTGAGCCGCTACGACGTGGGCGGCTCCGTCCCGGTCGAGCGCGGCATGATGATGATGAACAGTCGTCCGCCCATGCCCCCTCCCGGCATGGGTGTCCTGCCGCAGGGCATGGCTCCTCCCGGTGTGTTCTCCGGCGGCGGCGGGGGAGGTGGTATGCCGATGATGCCACCTCCCGGTGCGCTGAACATGATGAGGTAGGCGATGAGTGATCCAGCAGTCGTCGACTATGGCGGCGTCGACAAGGAGGCGGCTGACGCACTGGCCGCCAAGTACCGCAAGCAATCCGATCAGACACGCGGCGCTCTGTCGAGCGTGATGAACGAGCGGCAGGACGTGACGTCGCGCAATCTCGCCGCCATCGATGAGGCGATCACCGGTCTGAAGAACTCGCGCACGGGATACATGGGAAGCGACCCGGCGGTGAGCGCCGCCATGTCGGCCGGGTTCCTCAAGGGCACGCCCGGCGTCGCGTCGAACTACGCCACCGAGCTAGGCAGCGCCATGGCGAACGCCGCGCCGGTCATCGCCGGTCTGGAGAACAAGGATCGCGATTCGTTTCAGATACTGGCCGACCTGCAGCGCAAGCGCGGCGAGTTCGAGCAGGAGCCGCTGGTCGAGAAGCAGAAGTATCTGGAGAAGACCGACGAATCGACTCGCAGGATGATCGAACAGATCGAAGTGGCGGGCCTGCGCACCGGCAAGCCTGTGGTCAATACGGCCGACGGCAGTGTCATCTACCCCAACGCCTTCGGGCCGGGGCGCTATGGCATCGTGCGACAGGATAATCCTCACGTCATCGTCGAAGTCGGTGGCCCCGGTACCAAGCCTATCGGACCGGCCGGTGGGCCCGCCAATCCCGGCGTGGTCGATCCGCCCAAGACGGCGGAAGAGGTAGTGCCGTTTCTGCAGAAGAACGTCGATCCGACCATCGACCCGTCGAAGATGGTCAGCCCCGACATTGATTACGCCAAGTTGGCCGAGATCGCGGCACAGGACCCGCGCTATGCCCGGAAACTCTGGAAGGTTCTCAACTACGATCTTGATCCCAAATCGATCACGGATCAGCGGCGCGGCAAGCAGGGCATGGTTCACATTATCGATGATGCCCTCGACGTTGATCGCAGTTTCAATCCCGGCAAGTACGGCAACGTCCAGACCGCCAGTGCGTCGTGGACCGGTGATCACCAGAACGCCAAGAGCGTGACGTCGCTGCGCACCAGCATGAACCATATTGGCGAGATGATGCCCGCCATCGCTGCCCTTGATAATGGCGACTTGTCTATGCTGAACCGCGTCAAGAATACCATTGCCGGTGGTACCGGCTCGACTGAGATTGCTGATTTCGAGACAGCCAAAAAGTTCATCGGTGATGAACTGGCGAAGTACCTTGGCGGGGCGCAGGTGGCGCAGGCCTCCAAGGAGGAAATCGCCAGTCTGTTCGATTCAGCCAAGGGGCCTGCAGCGTTGCAGGCCATCATTCGCAAATCGATCAAGCTGCTCGAAGGTAAGGCGGTATCTCTGGCAGAGCAGAAGACTCAGGATTTCGGAAATCGTCGAGTCCATACGCTTGATGATCTGCTGGGCAATAATTCCGCGCAGGTCCTCGACCATGTCATGACGCGCGACATCACGACGCCTGAAGGCAAGCAGGCGTGGGGCGTCACGGTAAAAAAGCCAAATGAAAAAACGTGGCCAACGCCGGGTCAGACGGCCATCGACTTGCTGCGCAAGAACCGCGACATCGATGTGTTCAACGCGCACTACGGCCCCGGTGCCGCCGAAAAAATCCTTGGAGGAAGGTGATCCATGCCTCCCAATCCTTACGAGGGGACTGAGGCCAAGGAGTCGGTGACGCCGACTTCGACGACCGTCAATAGCCCCTATGCCGGGACTGAAGAGAAGCGCATCTACGAACCGTCCGAGGTTCCGGGGAAGGCCGCCGAGTCGGTAGGCAAGTTCATCACTGAGGACATTCCCAAAACCTTGAATACGGTCGCCAAAAAGCCGTCCGTAATCAAGGAAGGCCTCGGCGCGATGGCCGAGTCGCTGCTCAGTCTCGCCAGCCTGCCCATCACCGGCACCGCGTACGGCGCGGCCAAGCTGTTTGGCAAGGATGCGCAGGCTGAACGACTCAAAAAGGAAGTCATGCAGCCGGGCCTCGAAGCCCTTTATGGCCTGCAGGACAGTTACGGCGGATGGTTGAGCGGCGGCGAGGGCATGGGGCCCTTCTCGCCCAAGCATGGCGTCCAGACGGTGGGCCGTCATGTCGCTGAACATCCGTTGGGCACGGCGAGCGATGTTCTTCCCGTAGTCGGTCCGGCGGCGCGAGTCGTCAAGACCGGAGGCGAGGCTGCGCTCACCGCGGCCGGACGCGCGGTAGGCGTGATCCCCAAGACAATTGCGGCAGCCGATGCCGCCGCCGCCGTTCAGCGGCTGACCGACATGGGCATCAGGACCGACCATCTCCTGCCTGATCAGATCGAGCGGCTGCGCGTGCGCGGCAATGAACTGGGCTGGGACAAGGCCAAGATGGCGCAGGAGTATCAGCACACGCTGTTCGACGAGGCCGGGGTCGCGCCGACCAACAGCATGGCGACAGGCAGCCGCGAAAAGCAGCTTCTCGAAGACAACATGAGGAATGGCACGCAGGGTATGCGGGCGGCCGACATCATCAACGACGCCGACGAAGCGCGCCGCGCCGGTCTGGTCGAGCGCGGCGACAAGGTTCGTGCGGACCTGACGGGCAATCCCACGGCGATGGAGCCCAAGGCAGTCGGTGAAACAATTTCCGAGCGCTACAATGTTGCCAATCAGGCAGCCCGCAACAATGTCAAGGCGGCCTACGAAAAAGCCTTTGATCCGGTCGAACTGGCCAATCGCGGTATCCCACCGTCGGTCAACGAGACGGTCCTCAAGGGTGTGCCGGACGCTGCCGTCAACAAGATGCTGGGCAACGGCTTCGTCACCACCGCCGAGGCGGCCCCCAATGCGGCGCAGGCCCTCAAGGCATTGCAGGAATGGGCCGCCAGTGGACGACTCCCCAGTGCATTGCCCGCCGAGATGTTGCCGCCGCCCGGTACGTCGGGGGCATCGTGGAAGTCGGTCGACATTATGCGCAAGTATGTCAATGGACTGCGCGAGTCAGCCAAGGCCAACGGCACTGACCTCTACGCCATGCGCCAGATTCTCGACGCTTTCGACGAGCAATTGGGCAAGGGCAATCCACTACTCAATGACGCGCGTGCGATGCATTCGGATCGCGTCAAGACATTCGAGCCGGGACGCTGGCAGGCGAAGGACCTCAATACCGCGCTCAAGATCATGCAGCATCCGGAGGAGAGCGGTCTCGCCCAGTTCAATCGACTGTTTGGCAGCGGCGCATTCAAGAGTGGCGAGGCTATCACGTCCATCGAACGCCTGAAGGACGTCTTTGCCAACGATCCGGCAGGCTTGGCGGCAATGAAGGAAGGCGCGCTGCAGAACCTGTTCCTCGGCAAAACCTACGACCCGTTGTCGCCCAAGCTGTCGTCCAACGCGATCAAGGCGGCGCTTAACGGGCCGCAGGCCGACATCTACAAGACGCTCTTTACGCCAGACGAGTTGGCGCAACTGGCTCGGCATCAGGAGGTTCTGGACCGTGTCGGCAGCTTCACCCAGCCCAAGAACCCGCCCAAGACCGCGCAGGTCAAGGAGGCCCTCGACCGCTCGAAGGAGTTCGAGGCGAAGGGCAAGGCCCGCGTAGGGGCGTACACCGACACGGCGGGCACCATCATAGGTGCGTTGCTTGGCCATGCGAGCGGGCTCGGCCCGGCGGGCATCGGTGGTGGTTTCACCGCGGGCGGCGTAGGCGCTCACTACGGACCCAGCAAGCTGATCAGCGAATGGCTGGGCCCCAAGAAGGGTCAAAGCATGGAGCGCGCCGCCAACGCCGCCGAGGGCGAGCGGGCGCAGTCGCTGATCAATCCTGCGCCCCCGACGGTCGATCCGGGATTGAACTACACACCGTCCCCGGCACTGTCGGCGGCGGCCCTCATGAATACGTCGCGGCCTGAACGGGCGCGCGGCGGAGCGTTGAGAAGGGTGAGGTGAGCCGTGGCCGACCCAACCGACATGATCCGCCAGTATCTGGCGAACAGCGGCGCGCCTCAATTGCCGGTGCCCGAGGGCCTGACTGACTTTCGCAGCAAACTGACGAAGGTCATCGACGACATGCGGACCTCGGCATCGCAGCCCAACTACGGCGTCAGTCCGTTGCCGGGGATCATCGGCAAGCCGGTCGCGGCGTCGCGCGAAACCCAGCCGGTTTCTCTGGGTCCGATTCCAAAGATGCCTGACCCGCCGCGCGTCGAGCCGGAAGATATTTACGGGACGAAGAAAGGTCTGGCGGTTCCCCCGCAGGACGACGCGGTGGAGAAGGCCAAAAAGCTGCTCGAACAGCAGGCGGCTGCCGCGCCTGTGCCTGCGGTACCTGCTGCGCCTGCGACGCCCGACGTTCAGGTGGCGGCGAATCCGCCCGCCAATGTCGCCGAGTTCGTCAGCCAGATGACGCCGCATGTGCTGGAGGTCTCACGACTCACCGGTCTCGATCCGCGTCTGGTGCTGGCGCAGATGGCGCTGGAGACCGGCTACGGCAAGGGAGTCGTCGGCAACAACTACTTCAACGTCAAGAGCCACGGCCAACCCGGTGGGCAGGAGCGCGACACGTTCGAGGAGGTCGACGGCAAGATGGTGCCGAGGCGCGAGTCGTTTCGCACTTACAAGGACCCGGCCGAAAGCGCGCGAGATTACGTCACGTTCCTCAAGACCCAATCGCGTTACAAGGACTACCTGAACGCAAAAGGGCTGGATGCCCAGTTGGAGGCGCTCGGCAAGAGCGGCTATGCGACCGACAGCAAGTACATCGAAAAGCTGCGCGGCATCATCAAGAGCCTGCCTGCCATCGTGCCGCCAAAAGCTGTCACCCCCGATGCGAGCGAGCCGGACACACGGGCACGCGGCGGTCCCATCTACGACCTGCTGGCGACGGCGCGTAATTATCGATGATCCCGATTCAAACCATCACCATCGTCACTGCCGGTGGGACACCGATGCAGCTTGTCGACCAGCGCGGGGCTCCGTACCCGACGACTGGCTACGGCGCGCTGGTGTTCAATACCGGGCCGATCTTCATCGATCCGTTCTTTCAGGGCGTCATTCACGTCGAGAAGGGAGACTTCTGGAATCCGTCGATCCAGTGGACGCTCGAAGGCGATAAGACACCGGGCATCTATTCGACCGGCCCCGGCAATCTGTCGTTCGTAGGCACCGACGGAACTGAGTCGTCGAGAGTGCATCTCGCCCAGTTCGACTGGCCCGGAAATCTGACGATACCGGTCAACGTGCTGGCCAACGGTAATCTCCTGTCGGCAGGCGAGAACTCGAAAATACTCGCCACCACTGAATGGGTTCAGAAGTGGTTCGTCGAGGAGGCACCCTTCGACGGTACCGTCTATGGCCGCCAGAATGGCGTGTGGGTGGCAGGAGGCGGCGGTGCGGTAGGTCCACCCGGCCCGACAGGTCCGTCAGGTCCTGCGGGCCCCGCAGGGGCTGCAGGGCCTATCGGAGCGACAGGTCCTGCCAGCACGGTGCCCGGCCCCACCGGACCGGCAGGAGCCACGGGGCCACAAGGACCCGGCGGCCCGCAAGGCGCGGCGAGCACGGTTCCCGGTCCGCCGGGTTCGGTAGGACCCGCGGGTCCGACAGGCGCACCCGGCACGACCTACATCGGTCTCACCGAGCCGCCGTCGCCCATCAACGGCCAGCTTTGGTATTACAACGAGGCCACGTCGACCTATGGCGGTCAGCTTTACATCCGCTACACCGATGCCGACACGACTCAGTGGGTGCCTGCCGCCATAGGCGCACGCGGCGAGCCGGGGCCAACCGGCGCGACTGGGTCAACGGGTGCGACCGGACCGGCGGGTGCGACCGGCGCAACCGGAGTCGCGGCGACCACGATCAGCCTCACGGCTCCCGTCTCGCCAACCCCCGGCCAGCTTTGGTGGTTCAACAACGACTCCGCTGGCGGCGGCATGCTGTACATCTGGTACAGCGATCCCGATACGAGCCAGTGGGTACCCGCCGCCGTGTCGGTGCCGGGGCCGGTGGGACCGCCGGGGACAGGTGGAGGTGGAGGCTCCGCCACCGAAACGACTCCGACCCCGCCAGTCTCTCCGACCAACGGACAGTTCTGGTACAACCCCAACGCCACGACCAGTGGCGGCGGCGCGCTGTACATCTGGTTCAACGACGGCAACTCGGCACAGTGGGTTCCGGCATCGCCTTCTGGTGCCGGGGCCGGTGGAAGCGGTGCGTTCCTGCCGCTCACGGGCGGCACGCTCACGGGCGATCTTACGATTGGCGATCCCAGCGCGGGCACTTGGATGTCCGCCAATGGATGGCTGGAAATAAATGCAACGTCCAGCGATTGGGGTGGGATCGACATCAATCGCAGCGACCTCGCTGCGAACACGCGCCTTTGGTACATGTCGCAGGATAGCGTCGGCACTTTTCACCTGACTGCCGCGCTTGACGATTATACCAGCGTCAAATCGTGGTACTTCGGACGCGACGGCAGCAGCTACTTCCCCGGCTCGATTACCGGCGTGACCGAGGTCCCTGCCACCAACAGCGCATTGCTGGCCTCGACGGCTTTCGTCCACGCACGCACGCCGCAAGTCACCGTGGGAACGACGGCTCCATCTTCACCAGCCGTCAATGATATATGGGTTGATACCAATTAGGAGAATGCCATGGCCGTTCAACTTGGAGTGCTGACGCGCAACGCGCGGCTCGATGCAATCGAAACCACGCTCGGCACCGCGCCCCTTCTGACGATCAGGACCGGCGCGCAGCCTGCGAACTGCGGAGCGGCGAACAGCGGCACCGTGCTCGCCACGATCAACCTTCCTTCCGACTGGTTGGCGGCGGCGGCGGCGGGCGCGAAGTCGATCTTGGGCGGGCCATGGCAGGACGTGTCGGCCGATGCTGGTGGCGTGGCCGCACATTTCCGCATCCACAATACCGCAGGTACGGTATGCGAGATGCAAGGCACCGTGGGACAGGGATCAGGCGACTTGCAGCTTGATAACACCACCTTGGTTCTTGGCCAGACGGTGAGTGTCACGGCGTTCACGCTCACGGACGCCAACGCTTAGAGTAGGACAGACCGATGACGGTCAATCTTCGCCATCTGCGCGTCAGCACGGTTGGCGACAACCTTGATCCGAATCAGCTTCAAGGCCCGGACTGGAATGCCGCGCATACGATCCAGCAGGGACCGTCATCGTTGCTGGGCCGCGCCGATGCGACGGCTGGTCAGGCGAACACGGCTGAAATCCTGCTCGACGCATCGCTGGCGTTTCTGGCGGGCAAGCTCGCGGTGGCGACCGGCACCTTCCTGCCGCTGGCGGGCGGCACGCTCACGGGGCCGTTGTACGGACCGAGCATCAACGCACAGGCGGCATCCGCTCCATCGTTCAGTTGGAACGCCACCAGCAACAGCGTCGATCAAAAACTTTGGGATTTTCAGGAACGTACAAACGGCACGCTCTATCTTCGCGCCCTCAACGATGCTTTCACCGTCGAGCAGGCGCTTTTTGCTTTCAGTCGCGCGGGTGGGTTCAGTGTGCCCGGAACCCTCAGTCTGACCGGAGGCACGGGCAATCCACAAATCTGGAACACCACACCATTCGGACAGTTCGCCTATACCCGCGTCTCGCGAGTTTCTGGAGCCAATCCGACACGCTGGGATTGGGGCGTCGATGGCAACACCGAAAGCGGGGCCTCGGCCGGGTCCGACTTTTTCTTCACACGCTGGAAGGACGATGGAACGACGGCGAGCGCGTTGACCATCAGGCGCAGCGACGGCCAAGTGCAAATCTACGGCGGCGGCCTCTACCTGAACGCGGGCGATGTCACCATCAACAGCGGGAACTTGTGGTCTTACGGCACCGGCACTGTCGGCGGCACTATCGGTGCCAGCGTCTCTAACACAGCAAGCATAAGGGCGAACGTACGCGCCGCTTCGTACAACGATCCCGCCTACTCGCCTGCGTTCCTCTCGATTTGGCGTGGCGGCTACACGACCAACGCGGTCCCGGCCAATTCCTACATCGGCAGCCTTCGCTATGAAGGCTTCGGCAGCGACAGCAACTACGCCGAGTTTGGTGACATTGGCGTTTCCCTTCAAGGCGCGAATGCTGTCGGTGGCGGCGCGTCGATGATGAACTTCCTCATCAACGAGGGAGGCGCGACGCCTGAGTATATGAAGCTGGATGGCCTCAACAAGCAGGTCGTTCTTTCTAGGCCAATCAACATCGTCACCAACGTCAACGCAGGAACAACGGCGTACTTCACTAATACGAATACGGGATCGAACGCCTACTCGTCGATCCAGATCAACTCGGGTGGCCGATGGGCGAACATCGATGCGGTCTACGTCAACCAATTCATCCATGAATACCAGTCTGGCCTGCCGACGCGCTACACCGACTACGACAGCCACAACTTTCGCACTGCTGCGGGCACGACGCTGCTTAGTATCACGGCGTCTCAGGCATCATTTTCGACCCCGATGAGCTTCAACAACGGGGCCATGCACACGCAGAACCTCTGGCTCAACGTCGCGTTCAACAGTTCAGGAAGTCTGCCGCCGCACGGCTCAGGCGGGTCCATCGGCTGGAACTACCTTGGCGGCACCGCGACGGTCGATTACGTCAACAACTACGGCCACGGCTACGGCCACAGATTTTTTACATGGAACACCGCCGAGACGGGTCTTGTCGATGGCCCCCTTCAGGCTGGAGCGGCGACGTTCACCACCGCAACGATCAACGGCAACATGTCGCTGTCGGCTGTCAACCCCATCATCAGCCTTGGCGACACAACATCAGGCGTTGCCAAGCATCTGGCGAATATAGGTGGAACCTTCACCATCCTGCGCAGCGATCTTGGCGCGTACCTGTTCCAACTGACCGACACGCTCGGCACGTTCTACAAAGACCTTCAGATCGGCGGCATCAGCGGCAACGGCTTTTATTTCAGTCAGACGGCAGCGGGTAGCGTGTATCCCAACCTCGGCGTGGTTGGTACCGATACCCAGATCAACTTCGTGCTCTACGGCAAGGGCGGCGGTAGCGTGTACTTGAACACGAGTGGCCCCGCCGCTGGAACTTGCGCCGTTGCGACATCCGTCGATTTCACGCCGGGCGGTGACAATACCAAAGGCTTGGGACGCAGTGGGCTTCAGTGGTCCAACGTCTACAGCGTGCTCGGCACGTTCAGCGGCACGATCACTTCGACAAAAGGCAGCGGAGCTATCGTCAGCGCCACAGGCTTGGGGACTAACGGTGCCTACAATCTTTTTTCCAACACTGGAAACACTGCGGCATTCGGCATCGAGGGTTCGACTGCTGGTTCAACGTGGGCAGGCACGGCAGCCTACGCAACTTTGATGGGCGGCACGGCCGCCGAGATCGACTTCGCTACCGTCAATGTGGTCCGGTTCAGCATCGCCACTGGCGGCGTCACTTCCACCGTGCCGATAACGATGCCGACACCAGCCGCCGCAACTGAAAACACCACGGTGGCGACGACGGCTTTCGTCAAGACCGCAGGCGCGACGGCGACCAGCAAAACGCCCGCCAAGTTCGGCTCCAGCGTGGCCTTCACTAGCATCGGCACCTATGTCTCCAGCGCGACCACCGGCTCGATTGGTGCGGCCGGTCAGGTGTGGCTGGTGTTCGCGCGTGTCGGCATTGATCAGACCGTGGCTGCCCAGCATTATCATACGGCGCAAATCTGGAACGGCGCGGCGGCGGTCGATACTCAAACGGTCGGCGTCTTTACGGCGAACACGGTGGTCTGGACGAGCATGTTCGCCATCGTGACGTTGACCGCTGCCACCACGTTCACCGTCAGAGGCACGACCGATGCCACGTCAGTCGGTTCCCTCAACGGCGACAGCATGATCGGCGCAGTGCGTCTGGGTTAGGAAAGGGAAATCGAAATGACCATGGAAACCAACTACACCTTCGTGTGCGACCGCGATGCCGTGACCACGCCGCCGCAAGTATCCAGCACGCCCCCCGTCGGGTGGACGCGGCTCACCGCGCAGGAGACGCCCGCCGAGGCACCGCCGACGGGGATGCCGCCACCGGGCATGGGCGGCACGACGATGTTCCTCTGCCCCGCTTGCAGCACGGCGTTCAAGGCGTTCGTCACACCCGTAGCCGGTACAAAGAAAGCTTAAAGATGACCGCTGATCTTAAAGTCGTCGGCAAGCCGACCGTCCAGCAGGAGTTCAAGGAACGTCTGCTGGACGTGGCACGCCAACTCGTCGCCGACATCGAGAACGAGGGCATCTCCGGCATGGTGTGCGTCGCGGTGCGCCCTGACCGGTCGTTCGCGGTCTACCAGTCCGGTGACATCAATCGCATCGAGACGGTGGGGTTCCTCGAAACCGCCAAGCACGACCTGCTGCACGAAGAGCATAGTCCATTTAACAAGGAATAAACCATGGACCCTAAAGACATCGTCATAAAGATGACCCTGCGCTTCGATCAGGTGAACCTCATGCTCTCCAAGCTGGGTGCATGTCCGTTCAATGAAGTGGCGGACCTCATTTCCATCATCCGCCAGCAGACATCAGCCTCCATCGAAGCCGTTCAACAGGCGGCGGCGCGGCCTCCTGCCAACGGTGCCGACAAGGGCGAAGAAATCGCGCACTGAGCCAGCGAGGGGGATGAGTCGTGGCCACCATCCTCTATCTGCGCAATACCACGCTCAACGGCATCGCCAGCAGCTTCGATGTCGCCACCGCTGTCGGCGCGGCCACCGCCACCGGCATCGTCAATACGGCATCGGGCGGGACCAACATCCAGTGGACCGCGACTGCTGGTGGCGCGCTAATCCAATGGGTCACCGGTAAGTCAACGACTGCGTGGACGCTGGCGGGAACGGTCAACGTCAAGCTGTGGGCGCTCGAAAGCGCCATCCAAGCCAACTCAGGGGCACGCCTGCGCCTCTACAGGCGCTCGACCGCAGGCGTCGAGACTGAAATCACCGGTTCGCCGTGGGATCAGGGCACCGAGTTCACGACCAGCAACGCCGCCTACACTTGGTCGTTCACGCCAACCTCGACAGCGTTCGCCATCGGTGAACGACTCGTCATCAAGATGCACATCACGGCTGCTGGCGGCACCATGGGTTCCGCTCGCACCTGTACGATGCAGTACAACAACAGCACCGCGAACTCGGCGGATAGCAACGTCACGCTGACCGAGACAGTGACGTTCAGCGAATACGTCGAGGGCACGCTCAACGTCACGCTCGGTGCCCTGACACTGGCGGCTACCGGACTTGCCACGGTTTCGCTCGGCACGCTCAACGTCACGCTGGGCGCGCTGACGATGACGGCAACGGGTACCGCGCCGCGTTCTCAGGGCACCTTAAACGTCACGCTCGGTGCGCTGACACTGGTTGCCACAGGCACGGTCGCGAATCCAAACGTGGGCTTCGCGTTCAACGGTGCCGCTTTCTATCCCGGCGCATTCAATGCATCGTTGCCTACCATCGGTGCCACGCTCAACGTCACGCTGGACGCGCTGACACTGGCGGCGACCGGAGTCGTTCCAAGCAAGGGCACGCTGAACGTCACGCTCGGTGCGCTGACTCTGGTGGCGACCAGCAAGGCTCTTTCCAGCGGCACGCTCAACGTGACGCTCGATGCGCTGACACTGGCAGCGACCGGCAAGGCCCCGGCCAAGGGCACCTTCAACGTCACGCTCGATCCGCTGACGTTGGCGGCGACCGGCAAGGTCGCGGTCAAAGGCACGCTGAACGTCACGCTCGATCCGCTGACGCTGGTCGCTTTCGGCAGTGGTGCCGCTGTCATATCGAGCGGCACGCTCAATACGACGCTCGGTGCGTTGACGCTGGCCGCCACCGGCAAGGTTGCGGTCAAGGGCACATTCAACGTGACGCTGGGCGCGCTGACGCTGGCCGCCACGGGAATCGCACTGCCGCCTCCGGGCAAGGTGAAGGTGTGGAACGGCAGCATATGGACGAGCAAACCCGCCAAGGTTTGGACGGGAAGTGCGTGGGTTACAAAGCCCGCTAAAGTGTGGAACGGAACAGCGTGGGTCGCGGGGGCATAGCCATGGCAGTCATCGACTTCCCCAATTCACCGGCAGTTAATCAGGAGTTCACGGCGGGCAACGGCGTGACCTACCGCTGGACGGGAACGTACTGGATGGTGGTGTCGGTGACTCCGCCAGTACCTTCGGGTGCGACGTGGGTGGGACCGACTCCTCCCCCGACACCTACCCCCGGCCAGCTTTGGTACTACAGCGACAGCGTGATTGGCGGCGGTCAGCTTTACATCAGCTACACCGACATCGATACGACTCAATGGGTACCGGCCGCGGTTGGCGCGAAGGGTGATCCCGGTCCTCCGAGCACGGTGCCCGGCCCGACCGGAGCGACAGGACCCGCAGGGCCAACCGGAGCGACCGGGGCGACCGGTCCGCAGGGTATCCAAGGAACGACAGGACCGACAGGAGCAACGGGCGCGGTTGGCACGACATCGGTGGGAGCGTTGCCGCCGCCTTTGATCAATGGTCAGCTTTGGTACTACACCGACACCACGACCGGCGGCGGTCAGCTTTATATCGGCTATCAGGACGTCAATACCATCCAGTGGGTGCCCGCTGCCGTTGCGCAGATAGGCCCGACAGGGGCGACCGGAGCGACTGGTGCCGCGAGCACGGTGCCCGGCCCGACAGGCCCAACGGGTGCGACGGGGCCGCAAGGCATCCAAGGCATTCAGGGAATCACCGGGGCGACCGGGCCTACCGGCGCGACCGGGCCAGTCGGCACGACCACAGTCGGAGCGTTGCCTCCCGCTTCCGCCAATGGCCAGCTTTGGTACTACACCGAGGGAGTCGTTGGCGGCGGCGCGCTTTACATCTCGTACTTCGATGGCAGTACGACTCAGTGGGTTCCCGCCGCGACAAGCCCGCCCGGCGCTACAGGACCTGTCGGACCTACCGGCGCTACCGGCCCGCAGGGACCGCAAGGGTTTCAGGGCATACCGGGAAACATCGGCGCAACCGGGGCGACCGGTCCGCAGGGTATCCAAGGAACGACAGGACCGACAGGGGCGACGGGTTCGTCCGGCACGACAGTCATCGGTGCGTCGCCTCCTCCTGCGATTCAGGGTCAGCTTTGGTACTACACCGAGGGAGTCGTTGGCGGCGGTGCGCTCTACATTTCGTACTTTGACGGTAACACGACTCAGTGGGTTCCCGCGGGTACCAGCGTCCCCGGTCCTGCCGGGCCAACCGGGGCGACCGGCGCGACCGGCCCGCAGGGACTGCAGGGGTTTCAGGGTGTACCGGGGAACGTCGGCGCGACCGGGGCGACCGGTGCCACGGGTGCCACAGGCGCTGTCGGAGCCACGGGGGCGACCGGTGCCGCGAGCACGGTGCCCGGCCCTACGGGACCA